CCTATCAATCAGCGTAACGCAACTATGAGAAATATCGTTGCAACACTTGCTTCCAATCGTCTGACATTCGTCACTCTTGAAGGTGATGGTGTTTACAGAATGTTTGGTAAATCATTCGGTCTGTTTATGGATTCATCTGAAGGCGGTTCAGGAACTGCACTTGCTGACAGAAACGGATACGTTTTGAAATTCTCATCACAAGAAACCGAAGATTTCCTTGTTGTACCTGCGAACATCGCTGCAACATTGGAAACTGCAGGAACGGCTTAATTTGCTAACCTTTGAAAAATAGCCACCGACCGACAAAGTCGGTGGTTTTTTTGTTTATGATAAATCTAACTAAAGGACAAACGGAATCAATCTACACCACGACAAATGGTGGTGGCGCAGCACTTTATTATTTCAAATTCACGAATAGAACCACAAATGACGTCAAACAAATGTGGTTAAATAATTTAAGCACAAAAGCAAGGTTTCAAAAATTTACTTTTGATGTTGATGATTTTTTTGATACTTTTATAGAGGGATTTTACACATACACAATACAAGTTGCAACGGCGAACAATGTAGTTCCAACGACTGCGGTTTTGGAAACTGGATATATGAAACTAAATCCTGCGACTGAATACGCACCGATAAAATACAACGAACAATCAAACCAATTCAAAGTTTACAATGGATAATACATATAGTCATATTGTTTTGCAGTTTGACCAAGCACAACAACCAAAATTTGAGGAAAAGAAAGGCAAAGGTTATGTTGAATTTGGAAAGGATAATGACTATCCAAAATACTTGCTTGACCTTTACAATGAATCACCGAAGCATGGTAGTATTGTAAAATCAAAAACTGGTTATATTTACGGAAAAGGTTTTGAAGATAATGGTGCGTGTAATTCAGCAGGTGAATCATGGAATCAGGTTTTGAAGAAATGTATTGCTGATGATGAGTTGTTTCGCGGTTATTATTTGCAGGTAATTTGGAATCGTGCAAAGCAAATTCAGGAAGTTTACCACATAGAGTTTTCAAAGGTTCGTGTAAGTAAAGATTTGACAAAGTTTTTTATCAAAAACGATTGGTCAGATTTTAAGGAAAAGATGCGTGTGTATGATGCGTTCAACATCAACAATCCGTATGGTTCACAGATATTTTACAAAAAGGAATACAATCCAACGAGTGAAGTTTATCCGTTGCCATCTTACTTTCAGGGTTTGAACTACATTGAATCAGACATTGAGGTTTCAAGGCATTTGTTAGGAATGGCAAAGCAATCTTTTGTTGGTAGCACGTTAATCAATTTGAATAATGGTGACCCTATCAATGAAGAAAAGCGCGGTGAAATTGAACGCGGATTGCTCAAAAAGTTCACTGGCGATAGTGGTAAGCGTGTTGTTATCATGTTCAATAAGAGTAGGGATAACGCTGCGGAAATTGTGCCATTGGGAACAAGCACATTGACAAAAGAGGATTTCACGAACGTAAATAATTTGATTCAACAAGAAATATTTGTTGCACATCAAATCATCAGTCCAGTGTTGCATGGTATTAGTACGAGTGGTTCGTTAGGTCAGCGCAATGAAATCCGAGATGCTTACGAGATTTGGAACAATACTTATGTATCAGAAAGGCAACAAGAGTTTGAATTTGTATTCACTAAAATCAGAAATCTTTCAGGTGAGCAAGGTGTATATCATATAAGACCAGTTGAACCATTGAAATTTGAATTTACACAAGATGTTATTGCAGCGAATCTGACACAAAATGAAATTCGTGAATTGATGGGGCGTGAACCTTTGAAAGTCGGCGAAGTAACTTCAGATGGTAAGGAAGCAGTTGTTGCACCAAATGTGTCAGCACCAACGCAGTCGGAAGTTCCGATGAAAGCAAACGATGCCATCAGGAATTTGAGTGGCAGACAATATCAAAACGTGATGCGTATTGTTAGGCAGTTCGGAAACGGCAAACTAAATAAGCAACAAGCATCATTGATGTTGAAAAGTGGTTTTGGTTTTAGTGATGAAGATGTGAACACATTTTTGGGAATAGATGATTCACCATTAACTGATGATGAGGTTCAGCAATTCAGTATGCATCCTGATGAATTTTTGTTGCAGGAATTGTCAAAGATAGGTTCAAAAAAAAACGAATTTAAGGTTGTAAAATCAAAAGGCGTTAATGAATCTTTTGCCATTGAACTTGACCAACTTGAAGCAAATGTGTTAAGTATTTTGACAAAAGAAAAGGGAAATGTAACACCTGAAACGATTGCGAAATCTTTGAAAGTTGATGTTGATGATGTGAAGAATATCATCAAAAATTTCATTGCTGACAAGGTTTTAAGGGTTGTGAAATCAAAGATAAACGTTGAACCAACGTATGAAGTTTTGAAACCAGTGAGTGAATTAGCAGGTGACAACGCAGACATTGAATTCAAGATTATGTATTCTTACGAATGGCGTTTGGGTTTCAATAATAGTGATTTGAAAACATCACGACCATTCTGCAAAAAGATGGTTGAAATGAGTGATGCAGGAAAGTTTTGGAGTAGGGCAGATATTGAAAGTTTGAGTGTGCGTTTGGGTTATTCTGTTTTTGATAGAGTTGGTGGATGGTGGACAATGCCGAATGGTGAAAGGTCTGAACAATGCAGACATCAATGGGTTTCTAACCTTGTAACAAAAAAATAAAATGAGCAAAAACGTCTTATTCATAACTGAACAACTTTTCAAAGAACGTACTGGTGCATCAAATGCTATTGATGCAAAGCAGTTGTTTCCGATGATTAAAGTCGCAGGTGATATTTACATTCAACCTGCGTTGGGGAGTAGATTATACCTTCGTTTGCAAGACGGCATTGATGCCGACAATCTAACTAACAATGAAAAAACATTGATTGATGATTACATAACAGACGCATTGATTTGGTACACAATGAGTATGTTGCCTATCACAATGGGTTATCAATTATTCAGCAAAGGTTTTCTGCAAAAGACAAGTGAAGAAAGTAACACACCATCACGTGCAGATTTGGAATTGATTGAACAGAAATATCAGTCAATGGCTGAATTTTACAAGACGCGATTGATAAAATATTTGCAGGAAAACTATGTTTTGTATTATGAGTATTTCAATACTGGTAGTGGGTTTGACGTTATATTCCCTGAAGAAAAGGCGTATAATTGTCCTATTTATTTAGGTCAAGATTATGAATCACAGAATCCACGTTATGTCAATAGTTCAAGCGGTTATTCAAGTCCGTTGATTGTATATTACACTGCGGTTGGAAATGAAACGACATTCAATGTTGTTGCACTTGCAGGACGTTCAGTATTGGTTGCATCACGTGGTGGATTGGCAAAAGGCATAACAACAACACCAACGGCTGATACTGCATATTTGCAAATCAATGGTCAGGTAGTTAGGTTGCCGACTGGAGATGTTGCAATGGCAGGTGAATTGTTCACATTCCTTTATAGATAATTATGAGCAAAGGATACAAGAAAGAATACATAGAAAAAGTAAAGCAAAAATTCAATGACAAGGAACGAGGTCATAACGGAAATCACAACCATACTTCAGGCAAACAAAATGATAAAATCAGTCATTGCAAGTCCGCCAGTAAATTGGTTGTTTTGGAACGAACAACCTGAATTTCCAAATGCAAGTTTTGACATTGCAAACGGACAATACAACGCAGGTCGTGAGTTGGTTTATACGATTGAAATGTGGTTGCTTGACAAAAGTGGCGTTGATAATGAATTTGAATATGATGTGAGTAATGCGATGCACCTTGTCGGTGCTGATGTCGTGAATGTATTAAGGCAACAATTCAAACAATATTCAATTAGTACAAGTGTGAGTTGGACAAAGGTTGAGGAAAAGTTTGAAGATTATTTGACTGGAGTTACGTTTACTTTTGATTTTATTGTTGTTAATGATTACACTGCGTGTGATGTACCAAATTAAAAATATGAAAAAAATAATTATTCTTTTGTTGTTTGTCATTTTAGGACAATTCAGTTTCGGTCAAGTTTATCAGTTGATGCCACAATACGGATATCAGGCGTTGAGGATGAGTTTTGATAGCACTTTGCAAATTCCTACAACTTGCGGTGCGCCTACCTTGAAAAGCGTTTATAACGTTAAGCGTGGTGCGATTGCATTTGATAGTTGCAACAATAGGTTTTACACATACAATCCTGCAAATGCAACATGGTCTTTTTTGGGTTCAGGTGGAACTACTGACACAACGAGTTTAAGTAATAGAATAAATTTGAAATTGAATATTAGTGACACATCAAATATGCTTTCAAAATATCTTCGCAAAACTGATACAATATTTTTAAGCAATAGAATAAACCAAAGGATAGATTCATTAAAGCGTTCACGTGATAGTATTTTTGCGCGTAAGAATGGCGTGTTTGTTTTTCAATACAAAGATTCAATCGGTACAACACCATCTCTTCAGCAGGTGACTGATGTGGGAAGTATTACAAATAATACCATAACTGTAACCGATGCGACATTTGAAGATATAAAAACTAAGATAAATGTGGTAGATATTTCATCATTAAGTATAAGTCCATTAGCTTTTGATACGCAAAATGCAGGCAATCCAAGTGACCATTATGATTACTTCCGTATAGATGCTTGGAGAGATGGTGTATTTAATCCTCAAATAATTGCATCTAATTCTCAAAATGCCAATCTGGTGAATTTAAAGCTCACAAAGGATACTCTTTATTATGGCAGTATTTCTCATAATACTTATGTATTGCCACAATTAGGAGCAACTACAGCTCATACCAACTATTTGCCATCAGCATTAGGAACATCTTCACCTTATGATAATCCATTTGGACAAGCAACGGACACACTTGCAACATTGCAATCAATTAGGCGATTAAAAAATGTTATTGATAGTAGTGGCGGTACAACGATTGACACAACTGGTGCATTTTTGATTTCAGTATCACAACCAAATGATTCAACGCTAACTTTTCAAAAAGGTGCAATTCAAACGAGTTACATAATCCGAAGTTCAATCGCAGGATCAGCTACAAGATTGGTGACAAGCGTTTACAACAATTCAGGAAGTACAATTCCAAAGGGTTCGGTGATTTACATAAATGGTAGGCATTCATCAAACTTGCCTACAATAGCACTTGCACAAGCAAACAACGAAGAAAATTCATACACAACATTTGCATTAACTGAGAATGACATTGCAAACGGAAGCAGTGGTATTGTAATTCAGGCAGGTAATATTACGAATCTAAATTTGCCTACATCAAGTTACACAGATGGTCAGGTGTTATATTTATCACCTACCATTGCAGGTGGCTATACAACGACAAAGCCACTTGCACCTTATCACATAGTGAAATTGGGAACGATAACACGCGCACATCCTACATTCGGCACTATTGAACTGAAAATAGAAAACGGATGGCAGTTAGATGAATTGAGTGATGTTAGCATTCCAGTAGTTCCTGCGGATTCTGTTATTTTACAATTCAGTCGCGTTGATTCATTGTGGCATGATGTTAGCATTAATAACGCAATCGGAACTAAATATATCAGACCATCTGATACGTCAGTATTGCAACGCAAATCGGTTGCAGCGTATTCTTTCCACGCTAACAATACAAGCGGAACGGCAAATGTAACTGACCAAGTTTTCAAAGATTTAGGAAATCAAACATACGCAGGAACAATTACATGGACTGGAACAACTGCACCATCAGGAACAACGAATCACAAATACAGATGGGTTCAAGTAGGTAAACAAGTTACATTGACAATTTCATTGAACTATGGAACGGCAGGTGCAGCATTGACTGCGGTTAGAATGACATTGCCTTCCGATTGTCCATCACCGACAAATTTTGGAACGCTAACAGCAGCGAATGACATTATAGGTTCTGCATGGGCATTTTTGGGGACATCAACAACGGCAGCAACCACTGGTCGTGTGCTATTGCAAAACAACGCAACGAACAACGGATTTGAATTTAACATAACATCATCATCAGGTTC